CCTAAGCCTGACCCCGATCCTGATCCCTCCTATCCTCTGGATGTCGTTGTCCGCAAGGTGTGGAGCAGCGATGATGGAAAGGATCGCCCGGATTCCGTGACCGTCACGCTTTATAACGGCGATGTTCCCTATGAGACGGTACGTCTGGGTGCATGGAACAACTGGACTTACACATGGAAAGACCTGAGTGCCTACGGAAACTGGCAGGTTATCGAGTCGAATATCCCCAAGGGCTATGTCCCATCTTACAGTGTCTCCGGTAATGTCGTTACCATCACCAATACCCGAAGTCTGATCCAGACCGGTCAGCTCAACTGGCCTATTTGGGTGCTCGGCGGCGCAGGACTTGTCCTTGTTTCTCTCGGCGGGGCAATGCTGGTGAAGAAAAAGAGAGAAAATAATGCCTAAAAAAACGGGCATTGCCATCGTAGCAGTGGGAGCAGTGCTGATCCTTTCGGCACTGCTCCTTTTCCTCCATAACCGTCAGGAGGATGTACAAGCCGGTCAGGAAGCCGAGAGCCTGCTGGAAAACGTTGAGGCGGTTATTGAAATGAAAACAATAAAAGTACCGGTTATCAGTACGCAGCCGGACGCAGCTCCGTCTGCGACGCCGCTTGACCCACAAATGCCGGTCGTGATGCTGGATGGCTATGAATATGTGGGCTATATGGAGATTCCGGTACTGGGGTTGAAACTGCCTGTTATGTCTGAATGGGATTATAACCGGCTAAAGCTTGCACCCTGCCGTCAGTTCGGATCTTCTCGCACGGACGATCTTGTCATTGCCGCGCACAATTACGAAAGCCATTTTGGGCATTTGAGAGACTTATCGGTGGGAGATACCGTCACCTTTACGGACATGGAGGGCATTGTCAACACCTACTGCGTCGAAAAGATCGAAACGCTGAACCCGAACGAGGTAGATGCGGTGCAGAACAGCGGGTACGATCTCGTCCTCTATACCTGCACCAAAGGCGGTAAGACCCGCGTGACGGTGTTTTGCAACCGCGAGGAGATAGCTGCACCTTCTCCAGCTCCGACACCGATGGAAAAATGAGGTTGAATATGGCAAATAATATTATCAATTTGGACAGGAAAAGAAACCGCCGCTCTCGTGCCAACAGCGCCAGATGGGAGAAGATGGATCGCTGCGTTCTGTGCTGGCATCTGACCAATGTTCCCCAAAACACGCCGATCTCCCAGCGAAAATACTATGTCCAAGGACAGGGACAGCTTTGCGCGAAATGCTACTACGAGCTTTGCAAGCAAGGTGCGTTCTTTGGCGAGGACAATGTGAACTCATAACAATGATAGAGCAGAAAACAGATCAGAGGCTTAACTGCGGTCAGCGTTTTGGCCGCTGGATTGTGCTGGGTGTGTGACGACCCAGCGGGGTGAGCGGAAGTATCTGTGTCGCTGCGATTGCGGCACGGAGCGGTATGTGCTGGAACGGTCATTGCTATCTGGCGGATCTCGGAGCTGCGGCTGTTTGCGGAAAGAAATGGCGTATCAGGCCAATGCCTACAACCTGCTGGGGCAGACCTTTGGCGACCTCTGCGTCGTCGGAAAGAGCCGGAAGCGCACGAAAATGGGGTCGTATTGGACTTGCCTGTGTAGCTGCGGTTATACCTGCGAGGCAACGGCTTCTGAGCTTGTGTCCGGCCGTAAAACAAGCTGCGGTTGCATGAGCACGAGGAACTATGCTGTGTCCGATATCATCGGCAAGAGGTTCGGCCGGTTGACTGCGCATTACTCCACGAAAAAGCGTGACGCAAAGGGCTTTGTGATCTGGCATTGCCAATGCGATTGCGGCAGCGAGGCAGACGTTTCCTATAACAGCCTGATGTATTGCGGCCAGACAAGCTGCGGATGCAAGAAAAAGGAGCATGATAAAGCCCTCGGCGGATTCCTGACACATGTGGACGGCACCAGCATTGATGCACTCAAAAGCAGAAAGATTCCCTCAAATAATACGACTGGCGTAAAAGGCGTGTATCTGGTCAAAGGCCGTTACCTTGCGAAAATCGTATTCCAGCATCGGCAATATTTTCTTGGAACATACGCTTCGGTTGAAGAAGCGGCTGAAGCCCGTAAAAAAGCGGAAGAAGCTATAAACGGTGAAGTTATCGGCTTTTATGAAAAGTGGTCAGAAAAAGCGGCTGCTGATCCTGTTTGGGCGAAGGACAACCCCATAAAAATCAGCGTCAGCAAAAGTGCCGGTGCTGAACTGCGCGTGCAGTTGCAGCCGGACTTGTAGCTGCGATTTGTAAACGCGGTTATGAATCTGTTTCAGCAATATGGAGTACCTGAATGAAAAAAGAAAACTCTTTGCAATCCTTCTGTGAGTGTCAGGACAGAATGTATCTTCTACAGGAGTGGGATCAGGAGAAAAATGCTCCGCTGCCCCCTGATAGCGTACATAAAGGAAGCCATCAAAAAGTCTGGTGGCATTGTGAAAACGGTCATACATGGTATTCAGAAATCCGGGTTCGTGCAAATGGTTCGATGTGTCCTTATTGTACCAGGCGGATGCTCTGGGTTGAAAGCAATGATCTGCTCACCTTGAATCCTGCACTGGCTTCTGAATGGGACAACGAGAAAAATGGTGAACTAAAGCCCTCAGATGTGTTGGAAGGAAGTCATAAATACGTTTGGTGGAAGTGTCAGAATGGACACTCATGGCGAGCTCGCATACTCAGCCGAAGCAGAGGCGCGGGATGCCCGGTTTGCACTGGGAAGGCTGTGATGTCCGGCGTGAATGATCTGGCGACGCTCTTTCCAGACATCGCCGCACAGTGGGATGCGGAACGCAACGGAAGTCTGAGACCGGATCAGGTTACTTCGTTCAGCAACAGAAAGGTCTGGTGGCTCTGCCCGGAGGGGCATGTCTGGCACACGGCGATCTCGAATCGCACGAATGCAAAGAAGCGCACCGGCTACCCCGTCTGCGCCGGAAACGTCAGCCAGAAGCACCGCCATCTGCATCTTTCGCCGCAGGCGGATGCAGAACGGAGGCGCACATGAGACAGAGTTTCTTTGACTATTGCAGGCAGTACCACAAAGAAGCGCTGCTGCGCGAATGGGACACGGCGCGAAACGCTCCGCTCACGCCGCAGGCGGTCACCTACGGCAGTCATACGCCGGTCTGGTGGCGTTGCGAAAACGGACACGAGTGGGAAGCTGTGGTTTATACGAGAACCCACGGCAGCGGATGTCCGTTCTGCGCCGGAAAAAAGGCACAAGCAGGCTTCAACGATCTGGCAACGCAGTATCCGGAGCTGGCGCGGCAGTGGGATTATACGAAGAATATTCCTGTATTACCGGCAGATGTTACAACCGGCAGCCATCGGCTAGTCTGGTGGAAATGTGAAAAAGGACATAGCTGGCGAGCATCTGTCCGCTCACGCGTATCTGGCAATGGCTGCCTGGTATGCGCTGGGCGGCAGCTTCTTGCAGGAGAAAACGATCTGGCAACCCGGTTCCCGGAACTGGCACAGGAATGGGATCGGCAGAAAAACGGCACGTTGACACCGGAGTCCGCCATCCCCGGCTCGTCCCGCAGGGTCTGGTGGCACTGCAAAGCCGGTCATAGCTGGTTTGCCTCGATTTCTTCCCGCGCATATAGAAACAGCGGGTGTCCAGTCTGTACCGGAAAACTGGTGCTGCCCGGCTTCAATGACCTTGCGTCACAAAATCCGGTGCTTGCCGCGCAGTGGGATGCGGAACGAAACGGAACGCTCACACCGCAGCAGGTCACGCTGACCAGCAACCGCAAGGCGTGGTGGATCTGCGAGAAGGGACACAGCTTTCAGGCAGTGATTGCGTCCCGCGCAAACGGGACCGGCTGCCCGTACTGCACAAACAAAAAAGTGCTCGCCGGATTCAACGATCTGGCGACCGTCGAGCCGCGCATCGCCGCTGAGTGGCACCCGACGCTGAACGGCAGTCTCACGCCCGAAATGGTCACGGCGGGCAGCCGGAAAAAGGTCTGGTGGGAGTGCCCGCTGGGGCACGTCTGGAAGGCCGCCATCTACTCCAGAACTGGCAAAAAGAAATGCGGCTGTCCAGTGTGCGCGGGTAAGGCTCGAAAGTGAGTACAGTATCCATAACTTAGAAACCCGATATTTACCAAAAACAGCAGAGAGTGTTCTCTGCTGTTTTTATTATCAGCATTGGCTGATGTCCACTGCTGTCTTTTACCACAGCATGTTTATTCAGATGGTCAAATGCTTCATTCAGCACAAAATTGGCCAGCATGACTATCTCACGGCTTACCGCACTTCCATAGACGCTCTGAACTTCGCACCATACAACAGCGACATCAATACGGCTATGGTTATCAGCATGTTCCATCAAAGCAGAGCTGAGCTTGCAAAACAGTTTCTTGAAACAGCACAGAAATACATAAGCGGAGAAACAGCTCATCTCAGTCCGTTCGCTCTCGGGAAAACAACGGTGAGCCTCATATGATGCCGTTGTGAGGCACCCACAAGGATATTCCTGAGACTTTTTTGGGGGGGACATTTCTGAGACTTTCTTGAGAACCGAAATGAGACAAAAAGACGTGAAAATTAAGATAATTTTAAGGACGTAGATTAGGACAGCGCTGAGACCACCCATCAGGTAAAATCAATTAACGGAAGGAAGTATCAGAATTGAGCTTGATGGGTGATTTTTATGTACAGGTCCGGCGCATTATCTCCCGGTCTCCGAGGACAATGTTGTACCCTGTTGGGACGCATTCTTTGCGCCCCGCCATCTTTGCGGCCTCTTCCGGATGCGCCGCCCCACCACAATCTCATATCGCCCCATTCTGCCCGCAGCAATCATGCTGCGGGCTTTTCTGCGCCTATAGGGCTTCATTGCCGTTCTCCGCCTCCGTAAATTTGAAATTTTCACATTTCAAATTTACGGAGGTTTTTTATGTATTACAACACAAAGGCAAGCGGAGCGCGGATTCGTGAGCTTCGCATCGCGAAGAACTTCACGCAGGATAATCTGGCAGAACATATGAATGTTTCCCGTGGTTTTATCAGTCTCATTGAGTCAGGGAAGAAAGGCTGCTCGGTCGATGTGCTGATCGCGCTCTCAAACCTGTTTGGTGTATCCATCGACTACCTTGTCCTTGGCACTGCCGCTTTCACTGCGCCGGATTCCGCTGCGCTGAAAGCAGATATTCAGGCATTGATCGGACTGTTGGAGAAATTCAGGGAGCAGCTATAACCGATGTTACTAATGGTAAAGCGAATGTTACTAACGTTATATTCAAAACCGGCGCACGGTCTTCTAAAATAAAACTACAGCGAAAGCTGACTGTTCCTTGAAAATTTCATACTCATTCATCAGGTACATTCCTGCATATGTGCGAGAGCACAAGCCAGCACAGCGGTGCGCCACGACATTCACGAGTGCGGACAACGTTCAATCAGCGCAGTTTCCGTGAACGAGCGATAAAACCGACTGCAAAAATCGGGTGGTTCCCGATCCGGCCATGACAGTATGCAGGGCTAACGATACTTCTGTCCAGCCACAGCTTCTTCACGCAATGGGGGCAGCTCGGAGCGATCCTCGGAGGGGTTCAAGTCCCATGGAGCGGTGCAACCAGCCGCCGCCTGATGATTTCCCACGGCTCTGGGGTGTCGAGGACAAATTAGGGCTGTACATACCAAAACAGAAAGGAGTCCTTGACCTTGAAGGAGAACTGGACATATCGCCGCGGCGATATCTATCTGGCAGACTTAAATCCTTATATCGGCTCAGAACAGGGCGGCACGCGCCCTGTTCTTCTGCTGCAAAACAACACCGGCAACTTTTATTGCCCGACCCTCATTGTTGCCCCTTTGACAGCCCGCAGAGGCAAGAAACCGCATCAGCCTACACACTATCTGCTTTCCTCCGTGAAGGGCATGGACGGCGCTTCCGTTGTTCTTCTGGAGCAGATCAAAACCATCGACAAACGCCGCGTGGTGCGCTATATCGGACGTGTCAGCCGCGAACAGATGGATGGCGTCAACGAAGCCATTCAAATCAGCCTGGGACTTTATATACCCGAAGAAATGGAGGCTCCGTAATGAAGTCCACGCTGCCGGTTATCCCGGATTCATACATTCCTTTATCCAGTCATAACCATGAAATAACCCAAGCAAGGAGGTATGGCATGGACACATATACGGCATCCGATATGGATATTCGCGCCGTTGACCCTGCGGCGCTGGTGGATATCCGCGATGTAAAGGTCAACACAGCGCTTCCCAAGCGGGAGCGTATTCTGGATTTCATTCGCCAAATCGGCAATCCCTACTGCTACCGGCACGGAAAATATGTGGTCAGGGTCAGCTTTACCGATACGGATATTTCGTTGGAGGACAGACTGGAAGCATATATCCGCACAAAGGGCTGACCCCGCGACATCCTCGACAGTCATGCGCATTGCAGGTACAATTTTGGAGGAAAGGAGCTGGCAATATGCAAAACAACACAGAAACGAAAGTCTGGAACGCCACGCTTTACCTCCGACTGTCGAGAGATGACGGGGATAAAGAGGAATCCAACAGCATCACCGGGCAGCGGGAGCTGCTGCGGGATTTCATCCGAACCCGCCCGGAGCTTCGGGAATACGCCGTCAGGATTGACGACGGTTTCACAGGCTCCAATTTTGATCGTCCGAGTTTCAAGAAGATGTTGGAGGATGTAAAGGCCGGACGAACCAACTGCATCATTGTGAAAGATCTTTCGCGCTTCGGCCGAAATTATCTGGACGCAGGCGAATACATCGAGAAGATATTTCCCTTTTTAGGCGTGCGGTTCATCGCTGTCAACGACAACTATGACAGTTTCGGTGGAAAAAACGCTTCGGACGAGCTTGTCATTCCGTTCAAGAATCTTATAAACGAAGCCTACTGCCGGGATATTTCCGTGAAAGTCCGCACCCAGCTTGAGGTCAAGCGCAAGAGCGGCCAGTACATCGGCGCATTTGCCGTCTACGGCTATCTGAAAGATGAAGCGAACAAAAATCACCTGATCGTAGATGAATACGCCGCAGATATCGTGCGGGACATCTTTTCGTGGAAGCTGGAGGGCATGAGTCCGCAGGACATAGCCAGCCGTCTGAACCACAATGGGGTGCTCTCGCCTATGGAGTACAAGAAATCTCTTGGTATGAAGTTCGCCACCTCCTTCAAGGCGAACCCGCAGGCGGCATGGTCGGCCAACGCCGTGCTGCGTATCCTGAAAAATCCGGTCTACACAGGCATACTCATTCAGGGAAAAGAAACCACACCCAGCTACAAGGTGCGAAAGCGCGTCACAAAGCCGGAAAGCGAATGGGCAATCGTTTCGGACGCCCACGAAGCCATCATTGAGCGCCGGGACTTTGACAGCGTGCAGAAGGCGCTCTCATTGGATACCCGCCGCAGCCCCGGCGACAGCGCGGTGCAGCTTTTCAGCGGGATGGTGTTCTGCGGCGAGTGTGGCGCAAGCATGGTACGCAAGACCGTCCCCTCCGGGAAGAAGAAATACGTCTACTACGTCTGCGCCGCCCACAAGCAGGATAAATCCTGTTCGCCCCACCGGATGCGTGATGAAGCGCTGGAACAACTGGTTTTGGACACGGTAAAGCAGTATATCCGGGACGTGGTTGATCTGGACGATATTCTTGCTATGACGGATACCGCCCCCCTTAGAACCGCAGAAGCCCAGAAGGTGCAGCGGCAGCTCGACAAGAAACGCTCTGAGCATGAGCGGCTCCAGAAGCTGCTCATGTCCCTGTATGAAAGCCTTGCAGACGGCATCATCGACCGGGACGAATACGCAAGGCTCAAGCAGAATTACGCAGGACGCTGCGCCGAGTGCGAAAAGCAGATGGACGCCTTGCAGGAGACCCTTACGCAGATCAGGGAGCACGGCGGCGAGCACCGGGAGTGGATGGCGCAGTTCAGAAAGCACCTGAACATCGCGGAATTGGAGCGCAGCATCGTTGTGGCACTGATCGACCGCATCCTCATTTACAGGGATAACCGCGTGGAAGTCCGCTTCCGCTTTGCGGACGAATTTGCATGGCAGACGGATATACTGCGCCGGGCGCAGATCAGAGAGGTGGTATAAGTGGCAAGAACGAAACGAAAGATAAACCCGGTCATTCCGGCGGCGGAAGCTCCCGCACAGGCGCAGAAGCAATACCGCGCTGCCGCCTATGTCCGCCTTTCCGTAGAGGACAGCGGCAAACCCGGCGCGGATACCATAGAGGGGCAGAAAAACCTGCTGCTCCGGTTCATTGAAGATGACCCAACGCTTACCCTGTATGGGCTGTTCTGCGATAACGGACGAACCGGCACGGACTTTGACCGTCCTCAGTTTGAAAAGATGATGGAGGAAGTACGCAAAGGGCATATAGACTGCATCGTGGTTAAAGACCTATCCCGCTTTGGCAGAAACTACAAGGAGACCGGCAACTATCTGGAGCGAATTTTCCCGTTCCTGGGCGTTCGTTTTATTGCCGTCAACGACGGCTTTGATACCCTCACCGCTCAGCGGGGCGCGGACGGTTATCTGGTTCCGCTGAAAAATCTCATCAACGAGGTTTACAGCAAGGACATTTCTAAGAAGTCCGGCTCGGCACTGGCAGCAAAGCAGAAAAACGGAGATTTCATTGGGGCGTGGGCTCCCTACGGCTACCGCAAGCGTGAGGATGATCCCCATAAGCTGGAACCGGATGAAGTAACGGCACCCGTCGTCAGGCAGATATTTCAGTGGCGTGCCGAGGGCATGGGCGTCACGCAGATCGCAAGGCGGCTCAACGATTCCGGCGTACCATCCCCCTCTGCCTACCTGTACAACACCGGGGTATGCAAAACGGAGAAATATAACGGCGTGAGCTGGTATGTTCAGACGGTCAAGAACCTTCTGTCCCGGCAGGTGTACATCGGACACATGGTGCAGGGAAGGAAGCGGCAGTCCTTCTACGAAAACCGGGGGCAGTACATGAAGCCCAAAGAGGAATGGATCGTCGTGGAAAATACCCACGAGCCGCTGATCGACCGGGAGACCTTTGATAAGGTGCAGGAGCTTGCACAGCGCAGAAATGAGGAATACTTTGAAGCGCTCGGCAGGTTCACGCATCTGGACGCCACCGAAAACATCCTCAAGGGGCTGGTCTACTGCGCCGACTGCAAGCGTCCGCTGGTGCGGTACAAGAATGTGAGCCACGAAAAAAAGCTGTGGTACACCTTTATCTGCCCGACCCACGCCAACGACATTGGCAGCTGTCCGCTGAAAAACATCCGGGAGGACGCACTGTTCCCCATGCTCCTGCAAGCCATTCAAACCCAGATCGCCCTTGCCGCCGATATGGAGGCCATTGTCCGCAGACTAAACGGCTCGCCAAAGTACAAAAAGCAGACCGCGACGCTGCAAGGCAGGCTGGACGCCGCGAAAAGGGCGCTCAAGCGCTACAACGGCCTGTACGACAGCTTGTATCAGAACTATGTGGATCAGCTCATGACCGAGCAGGAGTATATGACACTGAAACGCCGCTACAAGGCCGAAGCAGAAGAAGCGGAGCGGCTGATTGAAACGTTGACCCGCCAGCAGGTGGCAGAAGCGGCGCACACGCCGGAAAACCCGTTCCTTGCGGCCTTCGGCAGCTTCCGGGGCGCGGATGCTTTGACAAAAGAAATGGCGCAGGCGCTGATTGAGCGCGTGTATGTGGCCGGTGACAGCAATATCGAGATCGTGTTCCGCTACCGGGACGAATACAAGGAGCTCTGTACATATCTGGAAGGGAGGAAAACTGACGCATGAGAACGGCGATGTATCTTCGCATATCCAGCGAGGATGAGGATTTGCGAACCGGCGAAAAGAACGAATCCGAGAGCATATCCAACCAGCGCAGCCTCCTCCGGGAATATGTGTCCAGTCACGCAGACCTGTCCGATTCTGAAATACTGGAATTTTGTGACGACGGCTGGAGCGGTACGAACTTTGAGCGTCCAGCGGTAAAGGAGCTTCTGGAGCAGGTCAGGCGCAGGCAGATCAACTGCATCGTAGTAAAAGACCTATCCCGCTTTGGCCGTGATTACCTCACCGTTGGAGACTACATCTCCCGCGTGTTCCCGTTCCTGGGTGTGCGCTTCATTTCCGTCAACGACGGCTTTGACAGCAGCAATCCGTTGGATATCGACAGCCTTGATACTTCGTTTCGGACGCTTATCTACGACCTGTACAGCCGAGACCTCTCCCGCAGGGTCAAAAGCGCAAAGAAGGCCAGAGCCGAGCGCGGCGCGTTCCTCAGTCCTTATGCGCCTTACGGATATGTCAAAGACCCGGAAGATAAAAATCATCTTCTGGTAGATGCCGAAGCTGCCGACGTGATACGGCGCATCTTCCAAATGGCGGCAGATGGCGCGAAACCATGGCAAATCGCGGCGGCGCTGAACGGAGACGGCGTAAGCTCTCCAAAGAACTATAAAGTAGAGGCAGGCTGCACAAGAACACCGTGGCGCAGTATCCAGGAGGAAAACTTCTGGACGGCCAATCTGGTCGCAAAATTCCTGCGGGACGAGCGGTATATTGGAAAGACGGTGTACGGCAAACGGAGCCGGGACATTGTAGGCAGCACGCATACAGTCAAAATCTCCCGCAATGACTGGATCGTTGTCCCCGACAGACATGAAGCCATCGTGCCGGAGGCGCTGTTTGAAAAAGCGCAGATTTGTATGCGGGAATATAGGGAGCGCGAAGTCATGACGGGCGGCGGGAATCCGCTGAAACGCAAGGTGATCTGCGGCGTATGCGGTCATGCCATGCAGCGGGACAATAAGAAGAACGGCTCCTACCGCTGCGTCACGAAACGGCTGAATACCGGCTTTGACTGCTCGGAGGAAAAAGTCCCGGAGGCCGATATTCTGGAAGCCGTGATTGATACCATACAGGTCTACGCTCAATACGCCGTCAGCATAGACCGGCTCCTGCAAACAAGACAGGAGCAGCGGCAGCTTGACCGAAAACAGGCGCAGCGACAGTTGCAGACCCTCCAGAGCCGGAAAGCCCGGCTTGATAAGCGGCTGCAAGACCTTTATGAAGGACTGGTGGAGGGCGAAATCTCCCGCGAGAGCTTCGCTGCGCAAAAGAAAGCCCTGACGGCGCAAGCGGAGGAAATCTCCCGCACGGTCTTGGAGCTGGAGCGCAAAATAAGCGGCAGCGACGACAGCGGCAATGCCGTAATTGAGCAGTTCAAAAGCTATGCCGGGATTACGGCGCTGACCAGAGAAATCTCAATCGAGCTGCTGCAATCCGTCACCATCTACCCGGACGGGCGCATGGATATCCGGCTGAACCTTGCCGATGAGATTGAATCTCTGCTGGAAACCTTGCGCCGGGAGTCCTGTACGGCGTGAAATTATTAGTCCTTTCTGTACAGCAGCCGACGAGGGCTTTTCCGGCGGCAATCTGGAGCGCCCGCAGTTCAAGAAAATGATGAAGGACTCCCAGAAGATCGCCTTTGCCGCCATCGTGGTCTACCGCCTCGACCGCATCAGCCGCAACATCGGAGACTTTGCCAAGCTCATCGAAGATCTAGGCGACCGGCACATCGACTTCATCTCCATCCGCGAGCAGTTCGACACGTCCTCGCCCATGGGCCGCGCCATGATGTACATTGCGTCCGTGTTCTCCCAGCTGGAGCGGGAGACCATCGCCGAGCGCATCCGGGACAACATGCACGAGCTGTCCAAGACCGGGCGCTGGCTGGGTGGCACAACACCCACGGGCTACGCCTCGGAGAGCCTGTCCAGCGTGACGGTGGACGGCAAGGTGAAAAAAGCCTGCAAGCTCAAACCCATTCCGGAGGAAATCCAGCTGGTCAAGACAATTTTCTCCGTATTCATGGAAACCGGCTCCCTTAGCAAGACCGACCAGTATCTTTTGGAGCACCGCTGCGTCACGAAGCGCGGCAAGCAGTTCACCCGCTTTGCCATCCGGGGCATTCTCACCAACCCGGTCTATATGATTGCCGACGAGACGGCGTATCAGTATCTGAA